AAAGAGATGTAGGGTACGCCGTCCTACTAGCATTACATATTACAGAATAGTGAAATGGTATCACAACGGGTTTTGGCTCCGTTATTCTTAGTTCGAGTCTAAGTTCTGTAACCACAATTGGGTGCAACAAGTATTGAGTTGTTGTTAAATGAAGGCTCGTAGACAAACAGCCCATTGCTAATGTGTGAGCACAGTACACATTGATTACATATTTAAGAATATGTCGGATTTGGCTTATGTCCGTAAATACAGAATCGTACGTCTGTATAGGCAATTAATATATATAGTATGCAGAACACAAAGTAAAAGGGATAATGTCAGTCGACCTTGAATGATGATGTTGCCAAAAGTTCTTAACGTACGTGAATGAAATGTGTTTTGCATAGTGTCTATATTGACGCTCATACCGAGCCTTAATTTAAGGGCTAAATACTGCTAGATAAAGCAGTATAAAATTATATAGCTCGTCAGATAGCGACTGACATTGCTACTCATAAGCAGATAGGAGTGTACATTAACCTATGGCTGTGGTTGAGACAATAAGTGTAATTGATAGCTAGTCGACAAGAAAATTACACAACGTAAAGTGCAGCAAACTATATAATTTTATAGTGCTTTATTTAATTAAAAGGAGTGATAATATGTCTCCAGAAGTAATGATAAAAAGATATGAAAAAGAAATGTGCAGTAATTGTAAAGCAAAATGCACAAAAGGAATAGTAATATTTACACAATCAGTAGAAGTAGGAAATGAAATAAAAGAAATAATATGTGCAAAATGTGTGGATTATGAAAGAAAAGATAAACCTAAAAAAGTAAAACCAGTTTCAAACTGGCAGGAGTGGTAAAAGAGAAAACATATGTATAAGTTAGGAAAAGCAATATTAATAATTATATGGATATTAGATATATTAAATATACCATGTATGGAGTTTTTAGATACCACACTACCAATTAATGGATTAGCGTGGTTTTTAATTTGGTTGTTACTACCAAGTACTGAAAGTAAAAAGGAGGAATAAAAAATGAAAGTAAAAGCAACAAACAAGTATCAAGAATTAAATGTAGAGGACAAAGAGTTAAGAAGAATCCCAAAGGTAGGAGAAGAATTTGAAGTATCTGGAGAAAGATATGAAATACTAAAAGGAAATAACAAATACAATGCTGTATTTGTAGAATCAGTTGAAGTTGTTAGAGAGCCAGTAAAAGTAGAAACAGCAAAGAAAGAAGTTAAAACAGAAAAAGCTGTAAAGAAAACAACAAAGAAAGCAAAATAAAATGACATACAGAGATAATCCTGAAATAGCAAAGAAGTATAAAAGTAAAAGATGGCAGAAGCTAAGACATAATAAAATCCTAGTAAATCCATTCTGTGAAAGATGTTTAAAGAAGCGGAATATATAATAGTGTTTATATAGTACATCATAAAGAATATGTAACAGATATGAACTATGAAGATGATGAAGTATTCTATAATATAGAGAACCTAGAGAGCTTATGTTTAGATTGTCATAATAAAGAACACTTTAGCGAAGAAGCGGAATATAGTTTTGATGAGAATGGAGATTTGATTAGGAATGATTAACAGAGTGGTATTAAGGTATAAATTAAAAACTTATAGTTGTAATATAAAGAAAAATAAAGAATGCAACAAAAGAAATTGTTTATGTAATAATGGTTTCTGCAAAAGAACTATTGATTTTAAATATGCTAAAAGAACTCCATTGAATTGTATTAAAAGAATAATTAATTTTATAATTGAATCATTATATGTATAATGCAAAACAATAAAAGAGAAAAACAGCCCCCCACTAACTATAAAAAAACACGCACTAGGGAGAACGGTGGGTGGGGGTTCGAAAAATACACAGCTCATATGCGTGAGGGGTGTGGTATGAGAGGAGGTATGAAAATGGATGAGGAAGAAATGGAAAAAATAGATAATACTGTTATGTCTGAGAGGTCAACGAAGGAAATAGCTGAATATAAAAGACAAATAACCGCAGAAAAAAATAAATTGACTAAAATCTTTAAAGATTGTGATGACAATACGAAAAAAATTGCTGGTCCATTGATAGAAAATGCCTCTTATATGAAAGCAGAATTATTCCATTTAAAACAATATAATATAAAACATGGAATAAAAGAGTTTTATATGAATGGAAAAGGACAATTTGGGTACAAAGAGTCAGTTGAAAGTAAAACATACAATAACATGATTAAAAATTATATGAGTGTTATCAAACAACTTAATGAAATGTTGCCTAAAGGAAAAGCAATTGATCCAGATGATGGCTTTGAAAGTTTTGGTGATGGGTAATGACATATATTGAAGAATATTATCAATTTTTACTAAAAAATCCGGATAAGGCAAATCATAAAATATTAGTTACATACAAGAAACTTGTACAGGACATTTATAATCCTAGAGAAGTTTCTTTTTTTAATGCAATTACTGAAGAAAATGAAACACATATATATATATTTGATGAACACAAAGGAAATTTACCAATTGAATTTATTGAAAGATTCTGCAAACATTCTAAAGGTAAATGGGCAGGAAAACCTGTAACATTAGAATTATGGCAAAAAGCAATGATTCAAGCAGCTTTTGGTTTTGTGGATAAAGAAACAGGATTAAGAAAATACAAAAAAGTCTTGTTATTTGTTGCAAGAAAAAATGGAAAGTCAACAATAGACAGTGGACTTTCTTTATTTATGCTTACAAAAGCTGGAGAAGGTGGAGCAGAAGTATATTCTGTGGCAACTAAAAAGGACCAAGCTAAAATTGTTTGGGATGAAGCCAAAAGAATGATAAAGAAAAGCCCAGCATTATTTAAAAGAATAAGATGTTTAGTTAACGGATTATTTTATGATAAAACAGAAAGCTTTATGAAAGCATTAGCGAGTGATTCTAATTCTTTAGATGGACTAAATACATTTTTTGGAGTAGCTGATGAAGTTCATGCATGGAAAGATAAAAACTTATTAGATGTAATATACGATTCAATGAGTGCTAGAGAAGAACCTATGTTGTGGGAAACTTCTACAATGGGAACTGTACGAGAAAGTGTATTTGATAATGAATATGAATACGTATCAGACGTCATTTTAGGTTATGAAGGCAGAAGTCAAACAGTAGATGAAACTGTGTTACCAATTATATATGAATTAGATAGCCCAGATGAATGGCAAGACGAAAAGAAATGGTATAAAGCTAATCCACGGACTAGGAACAATAAAAAATATCAAGGATTTAAGAGATAAAGTAAATAGAGCAAAAAACAATCCAACAGAATTAACTAATTTACTTTGTAAAGATTTTAATATTAGACAGAATGACCAAGATAAATGGATTACATTTGATATAGCAAACAATGAAGAAACCTATAATATAGAAGATTTATTTGATAATTATGCTGTCGCAGGAGTTGACTTATCAAGTACAACAGACTTAACTTGTGCAACAATGCTAATAGTTAAAAATCAAAAGAAATATGTAATACAGCAATATTTTATAGCTTCAGACAGATTAGAATTTAAGATAAAAGATGACAAAATACCTTATGATAAGTGGGAAAAACGAGGATTAATAACAGTATGTGAGGGAGCTAAAGTGGATTATTCAAAAGTAACTGAATGGTTTTTAAAAATGAAAGATGAATATGAAATAGTACCTATATATGTTGGATATGATCCATGGAACTCAAATTACTGGATTGATGAAATGGAAAAATACAAATTTAAAATGTTAGAAGTTAGACAAGGACCAAAAACAATGTCAAATCCTATGAAACAATTAGAAGCGGATTTAATAGAAAAGAATGTAAATTATAACAACAATCCAATACTAAAATGGTGTTTATGTAATACCGCAGTAAAAAGGGATGACAACGATAACATAAGACCAGTTAAAGGACAAAAACAAAGAGCAAGAATAGATGGCACAGTAAGCTTAATAATAGCATACTGTGTTTTATTTGACAAAATGAATGATTATTTAGCATTACAGGAGGAGTGAAATGAAGGAGAAAAGAAGCTTATTTAATTTGATTTTTCGGAAATAAAAATCAGACGAATACTGTAACAAAAACAGAAATGCAATTATTAAGTGGATATGATGCAAAATTTACTACAATAAGTTCTGATATTTACAATAGTAAGGTAGCAAGGCAATGTATTGATAGAATTGCAACACATTGTGCAAAGTTAATTCCCAAACATATACAAGACAGTATAGGAAACAATATAAAAGGAGAAATTAATTTTTTATTACAAAATGAGCCTAATCCACTAATGAATACATTTGATTTTATATATAAAACAATATCAATGTTATATACAGATTCAAATGCTTTTGTTTATATTGCAAAAGATAAAGATGGATTTATAACTGGATTCTATCCTGTATTAGCTTTAACATATGACTTACTTCAGGACAAATCTGGAAAGATATTTTTACAATTCAACTTTGTAAATGGGAAAAAATATACAATACCATATTTAGAACTTATACATTTAAGATTATTTTACAATAAAAACGATATTTTTGGTACAGGGAATAAAATACTACTTACAGATATAGAATCAGCCCATACAGCGTCTGAAGGTATAAAAAACGCAATTAAAACATCAAATAATCTTAAAGGAATAATCAAATATGATGCAATTTTGAAAGAAAAAGATATAAAGGAAAGCAAAGAAAATTTTGTTAGAGATTTCTTAAATTTAGAAAATGAAAGTGGAATTGCTGCACTTGACAGTAAAGGTGATTTTAAGGCAATAGAATTAAAACCGATTACATTAGATAAGGACCAATTAGAAAGAGTTAACTACAACATATTTGATTATTTTGGAATATCTGAAAAGATTGTAAATAACAGTTACAATGCTGAAGAATGGAATGCATTTTTTGAAGGTGTTATAGAGCCTAGAGCAATTCAAATGAGTGGGGCTTTTACTAATAAGGTATTTAGTTATAGTGCCAGAAAAAAAGGACACAAAATTGTATTTACAACAAATAGATTACAGTATGCAAGTTTAAGTAACAAAATAAATTTAATTAAGGTTGCTGGCGCTTTTGGATTATTAACTAAAGACGATGGTAGAGAAATTTTAGACATGGCTCCATTAGGTGGAGAAGAAGGAAAGAAAATATTGCAGTCTTTAAATAATATAGATTCAAATATAGCAAATGATTATCAGGGAGGTGGAAATGATGGAAAAAGCAATTAAAGAAAGAAGACTAACAGAGTTAAGAGCCTTAGAAGAAAATGAAGAAATGATTGTTGAGGGGTATGCAGTAGTTTTTGAAAGTGAAACTGATTTAGGATGGTGCAAAGAAATAATTAGTAGAAATGCATTCAGCAATTGCAATATGCAAGATGTATGTATGAAATATAATCATTTAGATACATATCCTATAATGGCAAGAACAAGAAACAAATCATTAGAATTAATAGTAGATGACAAAGGACTAAAAATAAGAGCTAAATTAGCACCAACTCAAGCAAATAAAGACATTTATACATTAATTCAAAATGGAACATTAGACAAAATGTCATATGCATTTACTGTTTCTAAAGATGAATGGGATTACGAATTAGATACAAGAAGAATATTAGAAATTGATAAACTATATGATGTTTCTGTTGTCGATGTACCTGCATATGATTCAACAGAAATTTATGCAAGAAATAAAGAACAATTTGAAGAAGAAAAACAAAAATATGAGGCAAGAAAAAAACTAGAATTTGAAAAGAAAAAAGCATTAGCTTTATTAAGTTTATAATCTCGACAAGAAGAGTGGTGGTAGAACTGCTCTTTTTTTAGTTGGTAGAAACTAAATAGAGTTTTATAGAAGCGGCGGTGGTAGAACTGCTAAAAATTTTAAAGGAGGAAAACAAAATGACCTTAGAAGAAAAACAAGAATTAATTAAATCTGCAACAACTGAAGAGGAATTAGAAGCAAGAATGAAACAGATAGAAGAAGACAAAGAAGAAGTTAAGGAAGAAAGTAAAAAAGAAGTTGCAGAAGAAAATTCAGGAGAAATCAGTAAGGAAGAAGAAAGAAAATTAATTGCTGATACTGAGGAATTAGAAAAAAGAAACAAAAATGTTTCAAATTTTAAAAAAATAGGAGGAAATGAAATGGAAAAAGAAGAAAGAAAATTTACAATAGCTGATAAAGAGTACAGAAGTGCTTGGGCTAAAAAATTAATGGGATTATCTGAAGAGAAATTTACAGAGGATGAAAAAAGAGCATTAGGAGATGCAGTAACAACAACTGCTACAACATTCGTAGCTGCTACAGCTGATACTCAAGGAATTAATAATGGTGGTTTATTTATTCCAACATCTGTAAGAATGGATTTAATGGAATTAATTGCAAAAGATTCTCCAATATTTAGAGATGCAAGAAAATTACAAGTTGCAGGAAATGTTGATTTACCATATTTATTTGCATCAGATGACGCAAATTGGTACACAGAATTAACAGATACTGTTAACGAAGGTGCTGAGTTCAGAAATATGCAATTAACAGGTTGGGAATTAGCTAAAGATATCGTTATTACATGGAAATTAGAAGAGATGTCTGTTGAATCATTTATTTCATTCTTATTAGATGAATTAAACAATAAAATGGGTAAAGCATTAGTTACTGCTGTTATTTATGGTGATGGTCAAAACAAACCAACAGGTGTAACAAATGGATTAACACCAATTAGACCTGGAAATACAGATACAGCAATTGATAGAGTATTAAATGTATTTGATGCATTATCTGATGATGCAAAAATTGGAGCAAAAGCATATATTTCAAGTTCAGTAAATATGGATATTGTTAAATATAAAGATGATAATGGAAATTATCCTTTCCTAGCTGGAATACCAAAAACAAGTGGATTCACAATTGAAGTAGATCCATATTTAAGAAATAAAGATATTCTTGCAGGTAACATGAGAAATTATATTTTAAATGAGGTTACACCAATGAGAGTTGACAAAGAAAAAACTTTGAAAGGCCGTAAAGTTACTTATGGTGGATATGGTATCTATGATGGTAAAGCAAGACCTGGATATTTCACATTGGGACAAGTTTCACAAATATAATGTAAAAAAAGGAGGACTATATGGAAAAGTTATTAAAACTAGTAAAACAATGTCTTAGTATCATAGAAACAGCAACTGCAAAAGATGAAGAATTAAAAATGTTAATCAATGCAGGTGTAAATGATTTAAAAAGACAAGGAATTAATGCAGAAGTAACTACAGATAATGAGTTGGTTAAATCTGCAATAGTTATGTTTGTAAAAGCTAATTTTGGCAGCGTAGATATAAAAGAAAAAGAACTTGCACAAAAAACATATAGTCTTCTTTGTAATAATCTAGGATTAAGTTCTGGTTATAAGGAGAGTGATAATAATGCGTGATGTAAGTTGCAAGTTACTATCTACTCAAAAATCAAAAAACAATATAGGTGTAGAAAAAATAATTACAACAGAAAAAAAGTGTCCAATCATAAAAATTGAAGATATTTATGCAAATGAATACTATCAAGCTAATCAAAGTGGATTTCAACCAAGTTTGAGATTGAAAATAAGTAGATTGAATTACGAGGATGAGCCAGAATTGATTTATATGGGAAAGACATATACTATTATTCGTACGCAAGAAAGTAGCTTGGATGAGATTGTGTTGATTTGTGAAAGGAAAGTAAAAAATGTCTAGTATAAAGCCGGATGAATTACAAAAAGCTGTGATGAATTACTTAGAAAATTACAAAGAAGAAATAGATGAAGATGTGATCGAAACTGTAGATGAAATTACAAAGAAAGCAAGAGATGAACTGAAACAAACTAGTCCGAGAGGGAAAGGAACTCGTTCTAATCCATACTATAAAGGTTGGGCTATTAAGTTAAGTAAACGTCGAAGCGGTGTATATCATAAAGTAATTTGGAACAAAACAAATTATCAGCTTACACACTTGTTGGAATTTGGACATGTTACTAGAAATGGTGGAAGAACAAAAGCAATTCCACACATACGACCCATAGAACAAAAATACAATGTAGAATTTGTGGATAAGTTAGAGAAGAAAATAAGGAGGAGTGCAATATGACATTAGAAGAATTAAAGACAAAATGTGAAAGTCAAGGTTTTCAATATGCTTATGGTTTATTTAAAACTCCAACAGAGCCACCTCATTTAGTATCAATTTGTAGAGATAGTAATAATTTTATGGCGGATAATAAGGTGTATAAAAAGAAAACACCAATTCAGTTGGATTATACTTATATTGATAAAGATGTTGAAGAACAAAATAAAATTGAAGACATCATTTTAAGAGATGTCGCATGGAATAAAACAGAAGAAACTTACTTGTCAGACGAAAAAGTTTGGCAAGTAAGTTATTTTTTTGAAATTTAAAGGAGGAAATAAAATGTCAAAAGTTAATTATGGTATTCAAGATGTATATATAGCTAAAATTACTGAAACAGATGGTGTTATAACTTATGGAACACCATTTCCAGTCAAAGGTGCTGTAGGTTTAAATGTAGATCCAGAAGGTGGAGATGCAACACCATTCTACGCTGACAATATTGTATATTTTATGGCTCCAGCTGTAAATAATGGATATTCAGGTGATTTAGAAATAGCAATGACACCAGATGCGTTCTTAACTCAAATTTTAGGACAAGAAAAAGATGAAAATGGAATTGTATACGAAAGTGCAGACGATAAAAATGCAAGATTTGCACTATTATTCCAAGCTCAAGGAGATGACAAGAATAGAAGATTTTGTTTCTATGATTGTACAGCTGCAAGACCATCAAGAAGTAACAATACAAAACAAGAAAATATTGAAGTAGGAACAGAAACTATATCTATAACAATGAATCCTCGTTCAACAGATAGAATAGTAAAATGCTTTATTGACGAAACAGCCGAAAACAAATCAATATACGATGAATGGTTTACTGAAGTTCACGAAAAAAGTGCATCAGTTTAGTTAGGAGGAAAAAGGTATGAAAAAAATCACAATTTGCAATAAAGAATATGAGGTTTCTTGTAACGCATTTACAAGATTTCAATATAAGAAAATATTTGGAAAAGGAATTTTTGCTGATATTAAAGTATTAAGTGAGTTTTCTGAAAATCAAGAAAAAATCAGAAAAGAATCAACTAAAAAAGGATTGTCAAATGAAGAAGTAGATAAAGAAGTAAATTTATACATGATGGAACATTTAGATGATTTCATAGACGTTGTTGAAAGAATAGCTTACATATTAATATATTCTGCTAATAATTCAATTGAAAGTTTTGAAGATTGGCTTAAAGGATTAGAAAAAATAGATTTATCTGCAAGTTGGATTAGTGAGGTAACGGAATTAGCCGTTTCTTCATTTTGTTGATGAAGAACTTGTAAAAGAATCTCAAAAAATACCTAAAAGCACAGAAAAAGAGAATGAAGCATTAGAAGAGCACAGATTTATAGCTACTTGTTTAAAAATGGGTTTACGAATAGAAGACCTTAAGCAATTAGAGTATAAAGATGTTGCGAAACTAATGCTTTGTTTTGTTGATAGTGAGCAAAAACCAAAAAAAAGAAAAGCAACTCAGGCTGACTGGGATGCTTTGGCAAGGGGGTAGTGATGGCTGGTAATATAAAAGGAATTATTGTTGAAATTGGCGGCGATACCTCTGGATTACAAAATGCATTAAAGAAAGTTAATTCGGCTACTGCAAGTTTAAGTAAAGAGCTAAAAGGTATTAATACAATGCTAAAGCTAGACCCTAAGAATACAGAACTTTTGGCACAGAAACAAACTGCTCTAAAACAAAAAATCAATGAGACAACTAAACAATTAGAGATGTTGAAAGCTACCCAATATGAGTTCATCAAAATGGGTGGAGATGTCAATGGAGAGAACTACAGAGCATTACAGAGAGAAATAATTAAAACAGAAGGCGAATTAAAGAATCTTAAATTAGAATCTTCTAATTGGACTCAAGCTAGTAAAAGCCTGTCTGAATTAAGTACAAAAATGGCTAATTTTGGAGATAAGGTTACAGATGTAGGAAAAAAGGTTAGTGTTTTAAGTGCAGCAGTTGGAAGCTTTTTTGTAGCAGGAACAAAATACAATGCAGATATGGAAAAATATACAACAGCATTTAAAACATTTTTAGGAAGTGCTGAAGAAGCGGAGTCAGTTATTGAAAATATTAAAAAACAATCCGAAACTTCTCCATTTGAAACAGCTGACTTGATCAAATCAAATCAGATGCTAATAACAACAGGAGAGAATGCTGAAGATGCTCAAAAAACTATTTCTGCATTGGCGGACGCAATAGCATTGACTGGTGGTGGAAATGATGAGTTAACCCGTATGGCATCTAACTTACAACAAATTAAAAATGCTGGAAAAGCTACATCAATGGATATTAGACAATTTGCATATGCTGGAATTGATGTTTATGGAGTATTGTCTAAATATACAGGTAAAACCACAGATGAAATCAAAAAAATGGATATAACATATGAAGATTTGTCTAAGGCATTACAGGCATCTGCTAAAGAAGGTGGAAAATACTTTAACGGTCAAGCTCAGATGGCTGAAACATTAACAGGACAAGTTAGTAAGTTAAAGAAAAGCTTTAAGGATTTGACTGGCGAATTAAGTAAAAGTTTATATCCTATAATTAAAAATGTAACAGATAGATTACAAAATTTAGTTGACTGGTTTAAAAATCTCGATGATGGAACAAAACAAACAATCACTAAAATAGGATTATTTATAACTGCTTTAGGACCAGCAATTGTTTTGATTGGTAAAATTATTTCGTTTGGAGGAACAATAGCTGGAGGTCTATCGAAAATAGCTGGAATAATTGCAAAAGTAACAGCAAGTACAGGGGGATTAAGTGGAGTTATTTCTGCATTAACAGGACCAATTGGAATAGTAATAGGAGTAATTGCGGCATTAACTGCGGCTTTTATATATTTATGGAACACAAATGAAGAATTTAGACAAAATGTGACAGAAATTTGGAACAAAATAGTAACATTTTTTAATGAAGAAATTGTACCAATCTTTAATGAATTGTTGGAGTTTTATAAACAAATATTAGCCGAAATATGGGAAAATGTCTCTAGTGTATGGCATGATAATATTGAACCTATGATTAATGAAGCATTAAAATGGTTCTCAAATTTTTGGGATTCTACATTGAAAGATGTATTAGCTCAAGCACTAAATTTAGTAAAAAATTTAATAGAATATTGGATAAAAATTGATATGGCTGTAATAAAACCAATTGCTGAAGCAATAAAAAAATTATGGCCAGTAATTGAATGGATTTTTGGAAATATTACAACTAATTTAAGTAGTACATTTGAGTTTATTTCAAGAATAGTGAAAAATATCATAGGAATATTTAATGGAATAATTACTTTTATAACTGGAGTTTTTTCAGGAGATTGGTCTAGAGCTTGGGAAGGAATTAAAACAATATTCAAAAATATTGTAGAGGGCTTAGGCGAGTTAATAAAACGTCCTATTAATTCGATAATAGATTCAATTAATGCATTTATTCGTGGTATCAATAAAGTACAAGTTCCAGATTGGGTTCCTGCAGTTGGTGGAAAGGGGATAAATATTCCACAAATTCCAAAACTTGCTAAAGGTGGAATTGTAAATCAAGCTACGTTAGCCTTGGTTGGTGAAGGTAAGTCTGCTGAAGCGGTAATACCATTAGATAGAACTTTAACTAAATATATGGCTGAAGCTATGAAACAAGCAGGAGGAACAAGAAATATTAATTTAAACTTTTATCCTCAAAAGATGACAAAGGCGGATCTTGACATGGCATTTAATTATGTAGAAAAAAAATTTGCATCAGCATATTAAAAATAAATTTCGACAAATTTCGACATATTTCTCCCTTTTGTTGTGGTATAATCAACAAAAGGGAGGTGAAAATATGGGGTTATTTAGTGGAACTCAACAACAAGCATCTATAAATGTATATGAGCAAACAAAAAAATATTTGAAAGCTAAAGATGGAAAGATACATATAGTTATGATTAATAGCTTCAGTAAATGGTTGAATCAATCATTTGGATGTGAAGATAAATACACAATTCAAATAGATGAAATACTATCAAGAATGCAAGATGATGGATACGAAATAGTTGATGTTAAAATTAATTCAATTCAAAACCAGGGAATTACAGGCCAAATGGAAGGCTTTCATACTTTAATTACATACAAATAAAAACATATAAAAAAACAGTTACTTAACAACAGTAACTGTTTTTTTATATGTTTTTGAAGAAGGAGGATAGTTGTGGTAAGAGAATTTAAATTAGTAAATGAAAAAGGGCAAGAATTTTCTTTGATGGATATTCATAACTATTGTTTACTCACAGAACCTGCTGGACTTGGATATGAATATTCTTCAGAATATGAACAATTGGGAAATACTTTTATAGATAACATAAGACAAATTGTTCAAGGAACAATAGAAGGAATAGTCAATTTTATAAATTACGATAATTATAAAAAACTAATAGACTATATAGAAGGTTCTGAGAAATTAAAAATATCATATTTAATTCCTTTTGAGTCAGGAGAAAAAGAGTATTATAAAGATGTAGAGATTCAGAGCATATCTAAGACTCAGAAGGCTACAAATGCAATAATAAGTGAAACAATAGTCTTTAATTGTATAAGTTTATGGTACGAAGAAAAGATAATCAATTACTCAATAGAAGAAATAGAAGATGAAATTAGATGGAATTTCAGATGGGATAGTTATTTTAATGAATATGATTCAAGGAGTCTTAATTTTATTAATGATGGTCATACAGAAGCTCCAATTGAAGTAGAGATAAAGGGTCATGTATTAAATCCCAAAATTGAATTGTATGTAGAAGGGCAATTGTATCAAACTGTAACATTCAATGTTGACATATCGCAATACGAAAAGTTACTTTATGGTACGAAAGAAAACAACTTTTACATAAATAGAAGGAATGCTGACGGAACTGAAAGCAGTTTGTTTAGTTTAGATGTAATTGATTTTGCAAATGATAATGTAATCAGACTACCACAAAATAAAAGCTGCGAAATTAAAATATCAGCAGATAATGATGTAGCAGAAGCAAAAATAACAATATTAACCTACTATAAAGCTGTGTAGGAGGTGTAATATGAATGAAGTAACAGTAAATTTTAACGGACAAGATTATGTACTATTATATAATGAACAATCTGGATATTATGAGTTAGAAATACCTGCACCAGAAGTTGGTGGATTATATGAAGCTGAAATAGGTTTTTTCGATGTTTTTGGAGTATTAAATGAAGATTCTGCTGATGTTCAAATATGGGCAAAAGAAGAAATAAAACTAGATTTAAATAAAGTCTTTATGTGGATTTTTAATTATGATGATTTTACAGTCAAAGATATAGTAGAACTAACAGATTACGAAATAAATATAGATGAAGAAACAAATGCAAATACAATAATTAATGTGCTAAAGAAAACTACAGCTAAGTCAAGAGATATCATTGCAATTAAAAAGAATAATGAAGTGATTTATTGGGGTTCAATCGAAGAAATTCAAAACGAAGATGGTAAAAGCTTATATGAATATACAGTGAAGTATTTAACTAATTTCTTTGACAGAACAATCAAATTAGAAAATGAAAATATAATTAGAAATACGGGAATTGAAGATTTTTTGGCAAGAGCTATTTCAGATAATTTTATATCAAGTGATGATCCTTTTATCAACAAGAATTATATACAAGTAAATGTAATAACTCATACGCCAAAACAGACAAGTGTAACAAATGTTGAAAATGGAATATATAACCTACATACATATATGACGAACTGTACACAAAGCTACGATATAGTGTACAGTTTTTCTATTGTAAATAAAAAGTTAGTAATAGAGATAGAAAACAAGTCTTACAATAAAGAGTTAATAGACACTAAAGCACAAGCAATTTCTAATTATACAGAGGTATTTGAAACAGATTTTGTAAGCAAAGTTACAGTATTATATGACAAAGTTGGAGAAGTTGAACGTAAAGGAGAATACACATTATATTTATTGAACGATAGAACAACAACAACGAATAAAAATGCTGCTAATAGAGTAGATGGAAGAGTTGAAACAATTTATACAGAAAATTATGAAGATGCTAATCAATCAGCGCTAGATGTAATGAAAGCTAATTCATATAATCATAATATTACATTTAATTTTTACGATAGATATATAAAAGTTGGGACACCTATTGCAATCAAGACAAAAGAGTCAATAATTTATGATACATATATTTCTGCAATAAAAATTACGCAAAAGAAATTTATTGAATATGTTTGTGGGAATATTCGCATTAAATTTATTGATAAATTATTAAAAGAAAGGAAGAATTAAAATGTTAAAAGGACATGTTTTTTCAAGGCAATTATTTGGAAATCCTATTTTTGCATTATTTATTAATACTTTTTTAAATGGAAAAAATGGAATATCAGATAATTACAAAAATGGAATGGCTTTAAGTTATTCTGGAAGTAATGTAACAATACAAAGTGGAGCTGTGTGTATTCAAGGAAGATTTCTTGAAGAAGACACAGCTTCAACTATTTCTGCTGGAACAGACAATGCATATTGTAAATTAATTGTAGAAATTGACTTGGATAAGCAAAATACCGAAGCTGATTTTCAACAAGGAGCTTATAAGATAATAAAGGGAGCAAGTAGTTATCCTAATTTGACACAAACAAATATTGTAAAAAACAATGCTGGTATATATCAGTATGAATTAGCAAGATTTAGAACAAATGCAAATGGAATAAGTGATTTTCAGGATAAAAGAACATTTCTAGATTTCGATAGCATTTACAGTGAAATAGAAGCACATATTGAGGACATAGATGCAGGTTCGGTCCATGTAAAAAAATCTGGAGATACAATGACTGGAAAGCTATACGCTGAAGGAGGTATAGAAGGAAATGTCAAAGGAAATTTGCAAGGAAATGTTACTGGGAATGTTACTGGTAACTGTAGTGGTTCTTCAGGTAGCTGTACTGGTAATGCTCGGAAGTGCAACTAAATTACAAACTGCAAGAACTATAAATGGTACAAGTTTTAATGGCACAGGCAATATCACAACATCAAAATGGGGAACTTCAAGGAAAATAACAATAAGTGGAGCTGTAAGTGGGAATGTAAATGTTGATGGTAGTGGAGACGTAACAATTACTACCACTCAAGCAAATATTGCTGTATTAACTGCTAATGTTAAAACTCCAGAGGCTGGAAGTAGTATAATAAACGCATTGGCACAAATTAATTATCCACAAGGATATAATCAAGATAATTGCGTTATAGTATCGTTAATGTCTTGGAATAAAACATTTACAACGAAGTTTTGGAGTTCACTTGGAGCTACGCAATCCGCTGCAGAAATGGGGTGTTATGGACTTAGGGGAACATTAAGACCTGACAACATTGAAGTTCAAGTTCATAAAATAGATCCAGCGGAAAGTGCTAAGAATGTAACTATAAAAATAGTACTTATGAAAGTATCATAGGAGGTAACCTATGCCAAAAATAATAGAAAAAATAATAGAACCTGCAAGGATAGAAGCAGGTTCTATTTTTAAAATTAAAGTAAAAGCAATAAGATATGCTACTTACGAGGAAACAAAAAATAAAAAAGTTAGCTTTATAAAGAATTATACAGTAGCTGACTTGAAAGGAGAAGGAAGATGAGGACAACAGATTATAACTTACCAATTTTTGACGATACAGATGTAGCAGACTTAAATGATTATACTGAAAAATTAGCAAATGCTTTAAAAGGGCAAATAGATAGATTTGGAAATCCGCTTACGTTTAAAGGGATCGTTGCTACTATAGATGACTTACCGGAAGAAGCAACAGCTGGAGATATTTACAATGTAACAGATATAAATAAAAACTATGTATTTTCAGGAGAAGAATGGCTAGAATATTCTGATGCGATAGATAATAGTTGTCAAGACATGATCTCAGACGAATACGACTCTACACACAACTATGTCGTAGGTGATTATTGTATCAAAGATAACACACTATATAAATGTACAGGAGCAACAACAGGTTCGTGGGACTCAGCAAAATGGACTGCAGTGCAAGTGAGTTCAGAATTACAAAACAAACTCAATAAAGAAGACAGCGGATGGATACAACCTACATTAATAAACGGAGATGTTACAGGCTCAAATTATACTTGTGCATATAGAAAAATAAATGGAATTGTATATTTTAAAGGCAATATTGCAGGCATAAAACAAGCTTGCACTTTATTTACATTACCAGCAGGATTTCGACCATTTGGAGTACAAAGGTTTTTGACTAATTCAGAGAATATTTTGAACAAGCAGAATCTAATTAAAGTTACAGGTTCGACTGGTTTAGTAGAGTTGGACAATACAGATTTGTCTGGAACTTTTCAAGTTAAATTGGATGGAATAGCATTCGTTGCAGATAATTAAAAGGAGGAAAGAAAAATGAAAGATATACTAATAAAAATAAGTAACAATCAAACTCTGATAAGTAGTAACATCTTAGGAATATCCTCTGAAAATCTACAAGGAAAAATAATCTTCAAACCAGAGCCTTTTGTTGACGGAATATGTCGTATGTACGTAGAAGGAAAAGGTTCAATTCAAATGGAAAAGCAAGAAGACTACTATACACTTAATATATTAAGTTCATTATTAACAAGTCCATATCTTGATATTTGTTTTAAAATCACAGAACCTGAAATAGAAGATGGAATACCAATTTTCTGTAGTAAAATAATGCACTTCAAAGTATTAGATACAATAGATAGTTCAGCAGATATTCCTGAAGAATATCCTTCTTGGGAACAAGTTCTTGACTCTAAGGTGGCAGAAATAGACAGCAAATTAACTGAAGTAACAGAATTACAAGAAGATTTAGAAGATAAAGTTGAAAGTGGGTATTTTAAAGGAGATACAGGACCTCAAGGACCACAAGGTCCGAAAGGAGATACTGGACCAAAAGGAGACACAGGTGCAAAAGGTGATACTGGCGAACAAGGACCTAGAGGTATACAAGGAGAACAAGGAATACAAGGACTAAAAGGTGATACTGGTAATGATGGTTATACCCCTGTAAAGGGAACAGATTATTGGACATCTCAAGATAAGCAAGAAATAGTTGCTGATGTTTTAGCAGAAATTGAAGATGCAGATGAGGAGGTGTTCTAATGTCAAAAGTATTGATAACAAAACAAACACTACAAGATATAGCAAATTCTATAAGAAGTAAGACAGGCTCACAAAATAAAATGTCGCCTTCACAAATGTCTTCAAATATAGATAGTATCTCAACAGGAATAGATACCTCTGATGCTACTGCTGAAGCTCTTGATATTAAGAATGGCAAAACCGCTTATGGCAAAGGAAAAAAGATAACAGGAACATTACCAGTCTTAACATATCCATCTAATCCATCAAGCCCAAGTGATTGGGATTATCAATTCACAGCTGGTAATGCTAGTTATACTTACAAACGTGATAATACAGATTATCTTGTTGGAACTTATCCAATAAGCAATCAACAGAGTTGGATGTTTGAAGGAAACAGCAAGATGAAACTAGGCATACCTTATAATCTAGTAAGAAACAAACTAGGAATATCAGCTGAAAAAATAAAAAAAGGGGTAACGATTGCAGGAATAACAGGAACTTATGAAGCTTCTGTTAATCTTCAAAGTAAAAGCATAACAAGAACAACAAATGGAACAGTAAGCATTACACCTGATACAGGTTATGATGGTTTAAGTAGTGTAGAAGTAACAATTGATGTTCCACAAGAATCGCAAGGTTTTCCACCTAATTGGACTGAATTAGGTTATATAGAGACGCCACAAATTATATTAGACGGATTTAATTATGCTAAACAAATTAAGGACAATTGGAATAATAGTATAACCAGCATGTCAAGATATTTCCAAAGTGACAAAAGGATGGTATTTATGCCAAATGTTGATACAAGTCATGTTACATCTATGTATTATGCTTTCGCAGATTCAGGTTTGATGTATATAGAATTATTAGATACCTCTAATGTTACGACTTTCACCAGAGCTTTCGGTGGAATTAGAGTTCGAGAATTACCGTTGTTTAATACCTCGAAAGTAACTATTTTCGCTGAAACCCTAGTTGGCTGTCCTACAATAGTAAGCCTCCCACAATGGGATATGTCTTTAGGCACCGACCTACATAGTTTCGTGTATGGTTGCTCTTCGTTAGAGAATGTTCCAATATATCAATGGACCAAAGCCACAAATCTAAGTGGTGCCTTCACAAATTGTTCAAAATTAACAGATGAAAGTCTAAACAATATAATGGCTTCATTGTTAACAGCTACATCTTATAATGGAACAAAAACATTAAAACAAATCGGATTAAGTTCGAGTCAAGCAACAACTTGCCAAACATTAAGTAATTGGGATGCTTTAGTTGAAGCTGGCTGGACAACTGGTTATTAGGAGGTGTAGAAAATGCAAAATTTTATAAACGAAATGAGTTCGAATCCAATAGTAAAACTATTTTTGATATTCTTACTATTGGATGTTTGTTTAGGCTCAATAAGAGCTATAAAGGAGCATAATTGGAATAGCACAGTAGGAATAAATGGAATGTTAAGAAAAGCAGGCATGATATGTTCAATATTATGTCTTGCTTTAGCTGATATGGTTGTAAACTTAAATATGCTTGCATTTGTACCTGAAAAAATATTAAATGCAATGAGTTTACAAAGAGTAGGATTATGTGAGTCGTTTGGAATAATGTTTATTTTATATGAAGCTACAAGTATATTAAAGAATATGGCAATTATAGATATTCCCGTTAGCAAGAAATTAAATAAAAAAATACAAGAACTTTTAAAGAAAATGACATCTGAGTTAGATAATAAAAAGAAATAAGGAGGAATCTTTATGGAAAATGAATTAATTATTGAAGAAGTTGAATTTTCAGAAGAACTATACCAAAAGAATTTACAAGAAAATGATTTTAGTAACAAAATCACAGATGGAATAGGAGATGATGTCAATGCAATTAACTAGATTGATGGTCCCACAGTCAAAGTGGAATATAAAATGTCCTTATACTATGGAAGCAGATGGAATATGCGTACATAATACTGCTAATAAAGCAAGTGCAATGGCTGAAGTTTCTTATATGGTAGGAAATAACAATCAAGTATCATATCACTATGCTATTGATGATTATAGAATTGTACAAGGTGTGGAAGAAAACAGAAATACTTGGCATGCTAGCGATGGTGGAAGTGGTAAAGGAAATAGGAAGAAAATTTCTATTGAAATATGTTACTCAACAGGAAATTTAGAGCAATTTAAGAAAGCAGAGTTATTAGCTGCTAAATTTATTGCATATAAATTAAAAGAAAAAGGTTGGGGAATAGACAGAGTATCAAAACATCAAGATTATTGTGGCAAATATTGTCCTCATAAAACTTTAGATTTAGGTTGGGAAAGATTTCTAAATCTAATCAGAGCTGAATTAAACCGGAAAAAATCAGAACAATAATCCGGTCGAAGCCGGACAGAATGCAGCCGTAAATTATACTGTTAAGATTAACACAGCTGATTTGAACGTAAGAGATGGTGCAGGAGTTAATCACAAGGTCAATACTATGGTACATAAAAACGAAGTTTATACAATAGTTGAAGAAAAGATGAATGGAAACACAAAATGGGGTAAACTAAAATCTGGTGCTGGTTGGATTAGTTTAGCATATACCATAAAAACAACAATACAGACAACTACACAAAGTGAATATTATCCTGCATGTGCCAAAAGCTATGTTTCTATAGTGAGTGCATTAAATTCAATAAATATAGATAGTTCATTTGTTAACCGTAAAAAAATTGCAGCAAAGAATAAAGTCTATGATTATACAGGAACTGCAAAACAAAATAATCAATTACTAGATAAATTAAAAGCAGGTAAATTGTTTAAAATTTAACTTGACAATATAAAATTACACGATATAATGTAATAGCATTTGTTGTTTTAGTTTTATAAAACACGGAAGAGGTAGGTCAACACGATCTACCTCTTTTTTTATTATTCGCAGCAATTTTCTGCTAAATATTCAGCTAATTGACCTTCTGTCATATCGTCAACTTTATCTAAATCAGGATACATAGCTTCTTCGTCTGGACCTACCATAAACAACACCTCCATAAAGTATTTTATAGATCATATATTATAAATATATAAAAGTCAATTTTTGACAATCAATATAAAATATAGTATAATATTCGTCCGAGGTGTTATATGAATTTAGATGAAAGAATAGAAGAAGAAAGAACAAAACTAGAAAAATTAATTGAAGACAATGCGGATTATAATGTTATACTTAAACAGAGTCAAGCGCTAGATAGGCTTATAATTGAGAAAATGAGACAATAAAGTATATGTCTCGAAAATTAAAAAGGCTTAAAATTGATTTTGAGATGATGGAATTTTAAAAACATTGATATATAAGCAAATATTTGACATTGAGTATAAATAATGATATAATTGTTACAGAAATGTTACAAAAATATTAAGTTTTCTTAACAGTTTTTGAATAGGTATTGACTAAAGAGAAGTATAATTATATTATACTTATAAATAAAAAAGCAAGGCAGTTAGCCTTGCGTCGAGTATTGCTACTCGTTTATGTTTGTTACTTTTTCTTGTGAAAAATTGGAGTTCTGTGCGTGAACTTCAATTTTTTCTTTTGTTGCAGAGATATATGTATTATATCCAACTGCAGCTAAAGCTAAAATTATTATTCCGATGCATAACACGATAAGTGCTATACCAACATATTTCTCCATATTTCATCACCTACTTTCTTTTTGGATTTACGCAAACACTTCTGATGTTAGAAAGTGGATGCATAAATTAATAGTTGAAGAGCAATAGATGTATCAACTACTAATCTATGCACCCAACCAAAAGAAAGCTTAAAGTAACTAAACGTAGTCTATCATTTATAGCTATAAAATGTCAATAATATTTTGTCAGAAAATAGTGAAAATTGAAAAAAACTACTAAAGGTCTTTTTTCAATTTTATAACAACTAACAAGTCTATCAACTGACTTAATTCTATAACTTCTTTTGAATCAATTCCAAACTGTTCAATTTTTTCATACATTTCATTTCGTAATTCTTCTATATCTAGCGTAGAACAAAATAAATCTTTAATGCCAACATCAAGAGCAAGAGATATCTTATAAGCTGTTTTTAGCGAGGGGTTAGTTTTCTTATTGTTTTCTAAGTCTGTAAGATAACTTCTTGATATTCCAGTTTCTTTGCTTAATCTATATAATGTAATATTCTTTTTTTCTCTAATTTCTTTAATCCTGAAAACAAACATAAGATACTCCTTTCTAATATTAGTATCTTATAATTGTATAAAATTATTCGAAAAAACGCTAGATGTCGCTAGTGGCGACGTATTTTTGTCGAACGATTTTTCTTGACATTATGCGACAATGTAATAAAATTTATATAAAGAATTTGGTGTTGGAGGTTGCTTATGAATGAAGTTAAAAAGGTAGTAAAAAAAAGATTAATGGATAATAAGAAGATGTTTAGTAACAAGGAATTAAAGCACATCAACAAAACTTACGAAAAGATTTATTTAATCGGTTTAGCAGATGGAAAAAAGATATACAATTAAGTATATCTTTTAATTTTGTAATTATATTCTATTTGATAGGTAGGAGATACTACTGGTGGAGGTGAGGAGAGTCGAACTCCTGTCCAAATGCTCTTCCATATAAATTTCTCCGAGTGCAGTTTGTTATTATAATTCCTCTAACATATCATTAACAAACAAACAATATATTAAAGTAGCTATAAAATACCCACTATTCCCATAGCAAAGAATAGCTTTGTTTCCCACATAATCGACGCCTTGTTAATAACCGTGGGAAGTTATTAAAAGACGACGCCGCAACTTAGGCAGCGTATGCTAATTCTGTATTATCAGCGTTTATATTTATTTTCCCGTTTATTTAAGTGGCCAACGAGAATCCACTACTCGCTATTTATACTTCTAAACAATTGTCGAAACCAATTACACCCCCAT